CATGAGTTTCAGCGGTACAGAAACCCTTACGGCAACATTGGTCGCCGTTCCCGCAACCGCCACAGTGAACAGATACAGCATTGTTGTAGATCATGAAACTGTTTCCTTCTGGAAAGATAGTACGCTCCTTGCACAATTGGATATCCCTGTCCTCCAAGCGATTCCATTCCTCAGTGTCGCACTTCCTATTACTGCGATGATGAGAAATTCAGGAACCGTCACAGGTGGTTCAACCATAAAAATTGGAATCACGCACGTTATGTTGCGCGATCTTCAAACTGTAAAGCAATGGTCTGAACAGCAGGGCACGATGGGACGAGCCTATCAGGGACAAGATGGTGATACAATGGGTTCCCTTGCCGTTGCAGTCAACGCGGCTCCCGCAGCCGCAGCAGCGTTAGTGAATGCGACAGCAGCGGCCCAGTTTACAGGTCTTGGAGGAGTCGCACAAGTCCTTCCAACTCTGACAGCAGGGACCGATGGACTTCTCTTCTCGTATCAGAATCCTGTACCGGCAGCGGGTGTTCCAGGAAAAACCTTAGTCATCACCGGAATCTATCTTGATGGTGTCGTCACGACAACCCTCACTGGTGGTCCGTTATCGATGGTCATGACCGCCGCCTATGGGCATACCGCAGTATCCTTAGCCACCGCAGAAACAGGTTCCTTCGTGACTGCGACAACAAAGGCTCCTCGTCGTGTCACCTTGGGCACATTGGGATTTGTTGCGGCAGCAGCGGCGGGTGTAGCGGCTTCGCATATGGTCGCTGTGCAATTCAAGACTCCATTACTCGTCAATCCAGGTGAATTCTTTGCAATCAGCGCACGAAACTTAGGTACAGTCACAACACTTGGAGCCGTGGCATTTACAGCCAACATTGACCACTACTTTGAGTAAAGGGTACCACTGATGTCCACACCAGCAACCAGACAGCAATTCATCGATTATTGTAAGCGTAAACTTGGGCACCCTGTTATTGACATCAACGTCGATGACGACCAAGTGGATGATCGTGTTGATGAAGCCTTGGAATTTTGGCAAGACTATCATTTTGATGGTACAGAAAAACTCTATCTCAAGCATCAGATCACTGATGAAGACTTGGCCCGTAAGTATCTCTTGGTCCCCGATAAAATCATCGGTGTGACTGGGGTACTGCCATTCGATGATTCGGCTTCCAGCGTCAACATGTTCGACCTTAGATATCAACTTCGCCTGCACGATCTCTATGATTTCACCTCGGTCTCCTATGTCAGCTACGAAATTACGATGCAGCACCTGAGAACCCTCAGTATGCTATTCTCAGGTACACCACAATTCAGGTTTCAGCGTCACCGTAACCGCCTCATGCTTGATATCAATTGGGCACAAGATGTGCACCGTGGAACATATGTAATCCTGGAGTGCTATGGCAAGATCAACCCAGACCGCGTGAATCTCACTGGCACCGTGAGTATTGGAGCGTCTTCGAATGTGGTTACTGGATCGGGCACCTCATTTGATGGTGCGTTTATCAAGGATGATGAATTTTTTATTTCTACAGCAAACGGGGATGTCGCAGTCACTGTGGCTGGTATCACATCCAACAATTCTATGAACACGTTCACCACATTTACAACCACGGCATCGGGTTTGACCGCCTATCAGCTTGGTAATACTGATGTGTGGAATGATCGTGTCCTCAAAGATCTGGGCACCGCCATGATTAAAAAGCAGTGGGGGTCCAACATGAAGAAATTTGGCAATATTCAGATGCCTGGTGGTGTCGTCCTCAATGGACAGCAGATTTACAATGAAGCAGAAGAAGAATTGGCTCGCATGAAGGCGGAATTCTTAACCTGGAATACTCTCCAATCAGACTTCTTAATGGGGTAATCGATGGCCTTACGATCATTCAGTGGATTTCTCTCTCAGGGTGCGCCAGGGAGAAAGAAGAATAATCTCTCAATAATCAATCTTGATACCTTTCTCAAGAGTAGCACACTCATGGAGTGGGCCCCATTGGGCGCACACACTCGTCCATTTCCTGCACCAGAACTTCAGGATTATCTTGGCCGTGCGAAAAATCTAGCCACCGTTCCTAGAACCAAGGAAGATAAGTATAATCTTCCCTACATTCATGGGTCAAATGTCGAAATCAAAGGTGAACATGGTGAGTCGTTTGATCTTGATAAGTTACGAGCAACAGTCACCACTCGTCCAACCCGTATCACCAAGCAGAACACAAAAATGGTTCACTCTGATGGCACGAGTAGTATTTTCTTTAATATTGGGCTTCCTGCTCTCAAGGGATTGGCGGTTGATGAAAAGACCGGTGAATTTGTCATTGTTGATACCTGCCCAGGCGCAGGAATCTGTAAAACATTTTGCTATGCGATGAAGGGTGGATATGTGCAATTTCCGGTGGCGAGTTTGGGTGTTACTCGTGTCTTGAATTTTTTGTTGAATGACCCAGATGGATTTAAGCAGATGGTCAGCAACGAATTGACTGATGCTGAAAAGAAATTCACGAAGAAGGGAGTTAAAGTTGTTGTGCGCTGGCATGATGCGGGAGATTTCTTCAGTCCTGAATATATGGATGCGGCCTTTGATATCGCCAGACGATTCCCAAATATCGATTTCTATGCCTACACAAAGATCGCGGGTGTTGCACAATCATCCAGCAGACCAGAAAACTTCAAGATGAATTTTAGTGGTGGGGCCCAACCTTCTCAAGAAAAGCTGGTTGATTTCAAAACTACCAAGCATAGCCGAGTGGTGCCGAGGGAACTGTTTACCGACTTAATTGATCGTACCGGCAACACGCTACATAAGGATGCCAGGGGACGAATGCAATTTAAGAGTGTAGAAGCCCTGGAAGAATTTAAGCATCGACTCGCTAATAAATACGCTATATCGAATGTGGACAGTATCATCACTTACGATGAGATGATGAAGAAGCCGATTGGTACGACTCCCCTTTGGAATGTGTTAGTGTGGTCTGGACATGGAGACGAGAGCGCCAACCGTTATGATGTTATAGGGACATTTCTCTTGCTGCATTAGGTAGAACTATGAAACATAAACATCATGCTGACTATTACTGAAGCCGCGATAGCGAAGATCAAGATATTCATGGCTGACGATGCCGAAGCCCAAGGGTTGCGCGTCTATGTCAAGGGCGGCGGCTGTCATGGGTACTCCTATGGCATGGCACTAGAATCCAAGATTGAAGAAGATGATACGGTCATTGAAAAGGGTGGGATCAAGGTCGTGATCGACTCACAAAGCGCACCGATGCTTGTGGGTGCAGATATTGATTACACGGACACGCTGCAAGGTTCGGGCTTTGCAATCAAGAATCCACAAGCAAAAAGTACCTGTGGCTGCGGAAGTTCCTTCTCATGACCACACTCCTCGCCACATGGATTATGTGGGCCATAATCGCAACGACTAATCCAAATGTTAGTGCCTTCGTGATAGTAGACGAATTTGATAATAAAGCTGAGTGTGTGCTCATTGCGAAAGAAGTGGCCACCCAGACAACCAGGGCGTTTGAACAAAAGAACGTGCCTGGTATTGATAGTATCACGGTAGTTTGTATTCCGGTAGTAACAAGGATTCTAGAGAATGCCCACTAAAGAAAAAATGCGACAAGCGAGATTATTATACTGGAAAAATAAAAAGTTGGTGCAACAATGCCTGTAAATCAATACTTCAATTTTTTTCCTGAACAGGTGACTTCAGAACAACTTTTGATTGAGGATTTGGTTATAGAAGCACTTCGTGTGTACTCCATGGATGTCTATTATTTGCCCAGAGAATCCAGGGATCGGATTGATAAACTCATGGGAGAAGATCAACTCAAGACATTCGATAAAGCCTTTATCATTGAGATGTATGTGGAAAATGTCATGGGCATGGAGGGTCAGGGTGATCTGATTAGTCGCTTTGGATTAGAAATCCGTGATGAAATCACAATGTTGGTGTCACGCCGACGCTTCAATTTTACCATTCCAAGTTTAATCAGGCCCCGCGAAGGTGATATCGTCTATGTGCCGCTGATGCAAAATTTCTTTGAGATTACGTTTGTGGAGCACGAAAACAATCAGGCAATGTACTATACGTTGGGTCGTGGTCGTGGTGGTAATGTGTATGTGTATGCCCTACGTATGAAACAGTTTGTGTTTAGCAATGAGAAAATTCAAGTGGGCGTGGATGAGGTGGACGATCAAATGTTAGAATCCTACCAGTTGACCAATCTAGTTTTGAGTGCCGGTGGAACTGGTACATTCGATGTGGCCAATAATGAATTGGTTTACCAGGGCGCGAACATTGCTTTTGCGAATGCGTTTGGCACGGCTCATACCTGGGACTCAGGAAATACCACATTGAGTATTGCCCTTGTTAATGGTTTATTCTCCAATACGGCAAACGTCAAAGGCGCGAACAGTGGTGCCACCTGGGTCATGGCAAGCCTGGACACGAATACGCCGCTGGATACACAGTTTGAAGACGCGGTTGACAATAAGATTGTAGAGACGGAAAGTAATGCCATCTTAGATTTTTCTGAGAGTAATCCGTTTGGTGATCCATAATGCTCGGCCACTCTCCGTTTTACCACAGAACTACCAGGAAATATGTTTCGCTGTTTGGCAGCTTGTTCAATGACGTGTTCTACGTGAGAGAGACACAGGATCGTGTCCAAAAGGAACGCCAGAAGTGCCCCATTTCCTATTCTCCTAAAGAGAAATTTATCACGCGACTTCGCACTGACCCCACACTCACGAAATCGATTGCTACTACACTGCCGCGCATGTCATTCGAAATGGTGAGTATGAGTTATGATGAGTCTCGTAAGCAGCAGTCGGTGATTCGCCACCGTACCACAAATCCATTGGATAGTTCACACCCCCAGAGTCAGTACATGGGAATTCCCTATAACTACGATTTCCGTCTTTCAATTTATGCCCGTAATATAGAAGACGGATTACAGATCGTAGAACAGATCCTTCCCTTCTTTATGCCTGATTATACAATTTCGGCTCAGGTGTCGCAAGAGCTTGATATTAAAAAGGATATCCCGATTATTCTCAAGAGTGTGAATGAGAAAGTGGACTATGAGGGCGCATTTGAAGATGGAACCCGTATGATTATATGGGACCTGGAATTCTCATTGAAGGCGTGGATCTTCGGACCTGTCAGCAATACGGCTATTATTATGGGCGTATCGGCAAATATCGCCAATGCTAATGCCGTAGTTACAGGTGGGATCTATGTCAATCTCTATCAAGACATTAACAACAAGCCACTCCAAAAAGTGATTCTCTCTGGTGGGCAAGGACTGTTCATTCAGAATGAACCGGTGCGGGAACCCAATCGCAATATCACCGGCAAAGTCTATCGATGGGACGCTACCTCAAATACCATTTATTTGTCGAGCATGACTGGTGTGCTCCGTGCGAATGATGTTATTTTTGGGTTGGAATCTAATTCACGATGGGTGGTTCAAATAATTGAGACCACCAACAACAAAGATGCTCAAATTAGAATTTATCAGAATCCCATTACGGCGAATCAAGATTCTGACTATGGTTACACCACACTGATTACCGAATGGCCTAACATTACATAAGTGAGAAACATATCATGGCAAATCTATCTGAGATATTAGATGTTGAGATTCCTCTCCCAAAGGCTCCAGATGCCAATACCGTGGTGTTGGTGCCCGATGTCTCGATGAATGCAAATAATACCGTCGCACAAGACGCTCAGGATGCTCGCACAAATGTTCGACTCATGATCGCTCAAGGCACTCAAGCCGTTACAGAATTGCTCACGCTTGCTCGTGATCTCAAGACACCACGAGCCTACGAAGTGGCCGCAAACATGCTCAAGACTCTGGCCGAATTGAGCCAAGACCTTCTGGCTGTTCATCAGCAAGAAATGTCATTGGTGGAACCTGAGGCTCCCGTTGCCGGTGATGTGAATATCGAGACTGCGGTATTTCTGGGGTCAACTGCTGATTTGCAAGAAATGATACGAATCAAGCGAGACGAGAAGAGACTCCGCACGATTGAGGCGAAGGTGATTAGCACCGACAATGTATAAGGATTACCATGGCTGTTGCCACTCCCACTAAAAAACGAGAGACATTCAAGATCAAGCGAGTTGCCGAACGATTCTATCTCAAGAATCCACGACTGAAGCGAGTGGGTGTAGTCGAAGCGTTCACACAAACCCAGATCGATGAATGGATTAAGTGCAGTCATGATCCGGTGCATTTTATTAAAACATATTGTAAGATCGTCCACGTAGATCGTGGTATCATTACGTTTGAGATGTATGATTTCCAGAAAGAGATTATTGAATCGTATTTTATTGAACGCAAAGTCATCGTAAAACTCCCACGACAAATGGGCAAGACCACCACTACCGCCGCATTTTTTATCTGGTATGTGCTCTTCCAAAGCCACAAAGTGTGCGCGATCTTGGCCAACAAGGCTCCTATCGCTCAAGAAATCCTCAATCGTATCCAGTTGATGTATGAAAATCTTCCTTCATTTATGCAGCAGGGCATTGTGGAATGGAATAAACGATCTATCACGCTGGAAAATGGATCGCGCATTCTCGCCGCCGCCACCAGTTCTAGTGCAATCCGAGGATATTCTTTATCCTTGGTATTCATGGATGAGTTTGCCCACGTCCCCAACAACATCGCTGAAGAATTCTTTACTTCAACATTCCCCACTCTTTCATCCGGTAAAGAGACCAAGATCCTCATGGCGTCTACCCCCAATGGGTTGAACCACTATTGTAAGTTCTGGACTGAGGCGCTCACTGGTAAAAATGACTTTGTGCCGATTGAATATGCCTGGAACAAGATGCCAGGACGCGATGAAGTCTGGTTCAAAGAACAACTCCGTGCGTTGGGCGAGCAGAAATTCAGACAGGAAGTCCTTTGTGAATTCTTGGGTTCATCTGATACCTTGATATCGGGTGCAAAATTAGCTTTGATGGTCCTCAATCAGCAGCAGCCTATTGTCACCGAAGATGGATGGCACGTCTATGAGCACCCACAGGAAGGCCATGCCTATGTTATTCTTGTAGATCCTGCACGAGGATTGGACCGAGATGCGTCGGCTTTCTGGGTTATTGATATCTCACAGATCCCTTATCGTGGGGTGGCAGAGTATCACAGTGCCTCGATTGCACCGATGGTCTTCCCAAATATCATCTTTAACGCGGGTGTGAAATATAACCGAGCGTTCGTGCTGGTAGAAGTGAACGATAACGGTCAGCAGATCGTAGACATGTTGCACTATGATCTAGAATATGAAAATATCTTCAAACTGGAAACTGCTCAGAAAAGTGGAGCAAAGATTGCCGGTGGATATAAAAAGGCCATGCGTCTGGGTCTCCGCATGACCGAATCGGTGAAACGTATCGGGTGTGTGAACCTCAAGACGCTCATTGAACAGGATAAACTCATCATTAGGGATTTTGAGACCATCTCAGAACTCAGTACCTTCACCCAGCAACTTCAGACCTATAAGGCTGAAGAAGGATCACATGACGATTTGGTCATGTGCTTGGTGATGTTTTCCTGGTTGGTGACTCAAAAATACTTCCGCGAAGCCCAGGGCGCGGGACTCGATATCCGTAAAGCCTTAGAAGATGTCCAAACTTCTGCCGTAGAGGATGATATTGTTCCATTTGG